TGGTTTTAAATTTTTTTTCATCAGTGTATTGTCCTATTGTGTTGAGGTACAACCTCGTATTTGTAATTTGCTAATAAATGTAGCAGATCCTGAGTTTCTTTTAAACCTAATTCTTTGTTCATGGCCCACTGCCCTGTAGCTAAAAATGCACTAGCAATGGCTAACGGATCAACTTCTTGTGAGGTATATAGGGCGTGTAAAGCTTTAAATTCATTAGTTAAAGATCCGACTAAGTCGTGATCAATGTTTTCCCAAGAATTAACTTTTTTTTGTTTTCCTTTTTTTGCCATCTTTTTTACCTGCCTTATCTAAAGCAATAGCAATTGCTTGTTTTTGAGGACGTCCCTCTTTCCTCATCTTAGATATATTAGCACTTATTGTACGATTACTACTACCTTTTTTTAGAGGCATTTAATCTTTCCATTTGAACGGCGGTTCTTTGATTTTGAATATCATAAGTTTGTTGAATTTTTTGTGCATCAAAAGCTCTTTTATAACTCAGTTTTTCTTCGTCAAGTTTTCTACTAGCTAAATCATCAGCAGCATCAAGATTTACTTTTTGTTGTTCTAAATCTAATTCTCTTCCTTTAATCTCTACTAATGGATCTTGACCTTGTTGACCAAAGCCTAAAGCTTCTTGCTCTTCTGCTACTGCTTCATCTAACTTAGCAGCAATTTTTATTGCAACTTGTTTTTCAATCTGAGCATTAAATTGTTGTTGTAGTTCTGGTGGAACCTGTCCGCCAAACTTCATAGCTTGTTCATTAATGTCTGGAGTCACTTCCATCATAACTTCGTTTCGTGCTTGAGCAGACATGTGCTCTACAACATGTGCTTGTAGAATAGTTGCCACTTGAAGATTATTTCTTACCAAGAAAGAACTCATAAATGCTCTGTGTGCTTCGATGTGAGCTTCATGATCTTGCTCTGGGAAAACCACCAATGCTTGTAATCGTAATGCTTGTGCATCTTCTAAGCCTGGATCAATAGGCATAGGTTTAGCAGGAGGAGGCAGTATTGCTTCTACCTGTTGTACCCCTAACGCCATATACATTCTTCTGTATGCTTCGTATAGGTTGTGAACCTGGGGGTTGCTTTGTGCTAATTGTAATTGTGTTTGAGCCAACATAATTCTTTGACTCATAGAAAAAATGTTAGGATCAGATACGGGCATGACGTCTACTCTCTCGTCAAAGTCTGTAGCTTTAATTGCTCTGTTGCCACCTGATACATTGTATGGATATTCAGGAGGAAGAGAGGTTGCAAATAATTTTGCTAGTAATTCAAATTCTGCTCTTTGTGCATTATGGCACCTTTTGTGAATAGCGCTCATCACTTTAGAGCCTTGCTCTAATAATGCCATAGTAGTTCCAACAGGATTGGCTTGTGATCCGTCGCCCACTTTCATATCAGCGATAGCTGCGAATCTCCTTCCTGCGTCTACTACATAACCCAATAATTGAAATAAAGTTCCGTCGGGTCCTTTGTAAGGAAGAGGCATTAATGCATTTCGTAAATCTCCTCCTGGTGCATCAACGTCTCTAAATTCACCAGGCATAAGAGGCTCTTCATCATCTCTGACACGAAGTCCTCTTGATTTAAATCCAGCAGGCAAGTTGGATAATGTACCTGCATCGAGCAACGCTCGTAGTGCTGCCGTTGCAGTTCTTGTCAAACCGCCTAGCATGTGCACTAAACCAAAACCATAAAATCCGAGACCAGGTAAAAACTTGTAGTGAACAAAATATTTTTGTCTCATGAACATCGGATCGTTCTGTAAGTAGTTTCGGTAGATAGATAAAATTTTTCCGTTGCCTTGTTCGAGTGTCACAACGTAAGGAAGTTTTAGTCCTGTAGGCTCCCCATCTTCTCCTGTATCTTCATATCCTTCTAAGTTTAAATCGACATGCATTTCTAGTAATTCATACTGACCTGCGTATGCAGATTTTTTAACACCTTCGAGTTCGTCGTACTTTTCTTGAATGTCTGAATAAGTGGAATACAATTCGTCATCGTCTTCCATATCAATGTCTCTGTAAAAACCAGAAATCATTTGTCTCTTCAAATCATTAGGAGAAATTTTTATTACATGAGTAATTCTTTCTGCGTCGTCTAATTCTGATGCACCATAGTTGACAACTAAATCTTCACTAGGAATAAATTTTGCACAGGGTCTTGACATGTTGCCATCGTAGTAAACTTTTTTAAAAGCACTTCCCGCTAGAGGTAGGTGAAATAAAAGCTGATCCATTTCGGGATCGTACTCTTTCATCTTATACATAATTTGGTAGTTCATAAAATCTTTAACACGCTCCGCTTGTTGTTCGACAGCATCGTTGACTTCTCCGATGATCGAAGTTTTAACGGGACCGCCCGCAGGTAGGAGTTCTTTGTAAGTGCGTAACGGCCTCGGCGAGTAGTGGATGAGAAACTGATGCAGCACCTCTGAAAGGCTCGCTGACTTCTGTATATTTAAAACCTAATAAATCTAATCCTTTAATGTAAGATTGTTCCCAATCTCTTCTTGATGTTTGATCTACTGAGAATTGTGATCTCAGTTCATTGGAAATTTTTGCTAATGTTTCTTCTGGAACTTGTTCGGCTAAGTTGTCGGCGAATCCGTCTCCAGTGTCCTCGGGCGACGGACCAAGGTTTGCTATCTCTTCTTCGTCTGTCTCAACTTCTACCTCCATAGGAGTGACTACTTCTTCAGTTGTAATCTCTTCTTCGACACCTGTTGGTGCTTCGTTTAATGTTTTATCAATATCAGCCATTTAGTATTTATACCCTATGATCCATAAAAAGCAATCTTACGCTTCGGCAACCAATTTTCTACAGGCTCGTCATCTTCGTGTTGTAACGCACCAAACTGTCTATAACGCATCAATGCTTGTGTCGTGCTGTCAACGTAGTCGTCGTTTCTACCATAAGGGAAAGCTGCACATTCTTCAATCAATTCTTCTGCCCATTTATAATTAGGGTACCAAACCATACCTGACTCAAATAATGGAGATACAGAATTTACACGAACCATTTTGTCGTTACCTCTGCTTGGAGTAAAATTTATAACGGGTATACCCATGGCTTGTAGCTCTTGAGTGAGAGGCATACCACTTGCTTTTGCTTCTATAATAATTTGTTCGGGTTCCCAATACTGATTTTTCTCTAATGCTATCCTTTTAAGTTCTGGAAAGTCCCATCTTCCTTTGTCCGCTTCCAAAAGTATAACGTTTGGCTTTCCTGTCACCTCATTATAGAAAACTCCCCACGTTGTAATCGCAGAAAAGTCCGCAGTCTCCCTAGAACTGAACGCAGTATCATAACTTTGTATGATATATTGCAAAGGAGGGGTAGGTTTTTCCCAAAGTTGCCACCATTCTCGTTTTAAAATAGAAGTTTCTTCGGATGTGGGCTCTTGTTGCCACTGTGCGTTCCATTTTCCTACAGGAAGAGAGGCTTTTACAGATTCTAGTTGGTCTTTTTTCCAATATTCGGGCCATTGCGGTTGTCCGTCGTCCATGATCGCTGGAAAATCTACAATTTCCCACTTATCAGCGTTATCATCTTTCATCTGAGCCTCTATTAGGCGCTCAGTTAGGTCATCTTCTGACCATCTAGTCATAACTACAACGATACTTCCCCCTGGTTGAAGACGTTGTCTAGGTCCTGAGGTGTACCATTCCCATGCATTAGCCATGGAAGTCTTCGAAAGAGCATCTTGCTCGGAATGGGGGTCGTCGATAATGAGTAAATCTGCACCACGCCCGGTTATGGAACCACCGACACCTGCTGCAAAGTATTCTCCCCCATGATTTGTTTCCCATCTTCCTGCTGCTTGGGAATCTGCCCGTAGCTCCGTGCCAGGGAACACTGCTTTGAATTCATTTTCGTTCATTAAGTTTCTGACCTTACGACCAAAACGATATGCTAACTCTGCTGTATGGGTGGTTTGGATAATTTTCAATTTAGGGTTGTGCCCCATCATCCAAGCGGGAAAGAGATAGCTAGCAAATTCAGACTTAGTGTGTCTAGGAGGCATATT